TCCTGCCATTAGTTCATTGATATACATCTTTGCAAGACGTTTACCTGTACCGTTACTGTTAGGATCGTTTTCTGTATCTATTACAAGACCTTGTAATACGTCTTCAAACTTAACAGCAAGCTCATCAATTAGTATTTGCTTTTCGCCGTCTTTAATATAGTCTGAAATATTGTCGCCTGCCCAGAAGCGTTTGTTTGCTTGTTGCAAACGGGCCTTTATCTCTTTGGATTTATCCATTTTTTTATTCTCCGATGTTTAGGCAGTGGATTGCCGTTAAAAATACAATGTACAATATAACTTACATTATACATTGTATTTAGGTTTTTGTCAAGTATTTTATCCAAAATACTTTTCTAACATTTCTAAGCGATCATGTGCAGAAGCCATGGCATCTAGTTCTTTTTGGATAGTTTCGATAATATCCGAATGTTCACCAATGCCAACTACTTTTTGCATGTATACTTCAATGTTAGTTTTGTGCAATTCTATCTCCGCTTCAGCGTGTAGTCTTGCCGCCTTAATCATTTGTTCCTTCAAGTCCATAGTTCCTTTCCTTTTAATATTTTTGTTTAGATGGAATGACGCCCCGTACGCCGCCTTTCGGATCTTCCATGTCTCCATCACGACGGAAGATTAAATGTACATGCGGATACATAACTGTCTGTCCCGCACTAGTACCTATATTTAGGCCAATGTTATAACCTGTTATGGTAGTCTTATCTGACTCAACATTGTCATTGCCCATTGATAAAGCAAACTTAAAACATTTATTAATTTCGTCTTGTGTTGCTTCTTTTGGTACTACTAATAAGTGTCCTTCGGTTACTGGATACTTATCTTCAAACACTACAAAGTCTCTAGTGTCTAAAAAAACATTACTCCATGGTGCTCTACTTTCTTGTTGAGCTTTTTCTAATGTATCATGCATCATATGTGCCTACTATTTCCCAAGGATAAACTAACCAAATATCTTCATCTGCTTTGTTAACTTCGTGTGCTGAATAATCGACACCATCAAAATTACTTGCAAGGTTCTCAGTTAGTGTAGCAAATCTTACATTTTTATTCCATACAGTACCCCAACTACTTTCGTTAGGTAAACAACTTGCCTGCCAATCTTGTTTGATCCACTCAAGTGTTGCACCTGTATCGTTAATATCATCTACAATTAAAATGTTTTTACGTTTGTTAACGTCCCAACGGCTTTTAGTTACAGCACGTTCTTCTTCGTCAATGTAACCAAACGCATCACTAGACATCCAACAGTTGCTTTCCTGATAACTATCGCCGTCACGTAATGCTACTTTAAGTGCTTCACAGCGAACGCCTAACATATGCGACAGTATTGTAGCAGGTACATTACCACCACGTGTAATACCTACAATGTAGTCTGGCTTCCAGTTATCTTTCTGCATCTGCATTGCGATATCTATACACATTTTTTCAACGTGTCCCCATGTGTAATAATGTTTCTTCATTCTTCTTTATCTCCGGTCTTATAAAATTGTATAGTAGGTGTAAAACGCCATGTGTTTCTAAACCCAGTTGCTGAATGTAGTAAGTTACCTTTAAATATTACTAATCTTCCTGGTATAGGTGCTATTGAAAGTACAACAGGATAATCTAATGTGTCCGTTTTAATTTCTTTACTAGCATCTAACATATCAGCGGGCATTATAAATTTAGTTTCGCCACCTTCGTTTATATCCCAATACTGGTTTGCATAAAAAATAGCGGTCCAGCCATCTTCAGAATCTTCGTGATACATTGCATTTTCACGTGGTCCAAATAAATTAACGTGATGCCTACCTTCCGGAATATCTTTTAGTTCTGGAATATTTTTACGGCAATAGTCTTCAACTACTTTGTACCAATTGTCGTTACCTTTACCTACGTTAACCATTCCAGTAGGTGCTTGAAAGTTTTGTAATGACATTTGATCAATACTTCCATAGCCATAGTTCAGTGTTGTAACTTCAGCCGCGATTGCATTTAGTTGCTGTTCTGTAAATATGTCGTCATACGTTTGTATGTCTCCATTAAAGTAATTAGTATGTTTCAAACAGAATTCCTTTTATATTCATCAACTAGCTCATCTGAATTTAATCTCTTGCCAATTGTTCTTTTAGCACCATTTCCAAGTGTTCTTTCTATAACACCACTATTGTATTCAACATCAGTTACAGGCCCGTGTTCAAAATCTTCAGGATTGGTTTCATACCACATACTTTTTGTAGTATGTGCATGTATAGATTTAACCTGTTTGGCCCAAACTTCTGCTTCCAATTTCACTCTTTGCCTTTCAACAACATCATCATATTGACTCATTATATTAATCCTTAGTGAGATATGTCTCACTATCTATCCACCGATAACCGGTATTTTTAACCCAAGGTAAAAATCCCCAACTCTTGGCTTTCTTACCCATATAAAATAAACTCCAACAAGGAATCTCATTTCCATTGGCGTCTTTTTCTAATTCTAAAAAGTGTAAGTCATCTGACTTACGATATCGAAAGTGTCCTGGTCCTCTCCATACTTTATGGGAACCGCATACATGTCCTTCACGAGCATATATAGGAAGATTTTCCCAATAGCCACCTTTAAGAATTAATGTTGCATAACTCCATGGATGATCATGGAGAACATCTTCATCGCTTTTTAAAACTTTGTGTAATGTGATATTAAACGGAAAGTTCTTTCTGTCTTTTAAGAAAAGATAGTAGCGAACTAAGTATGGTTCATTACTGTCTCTGTCTTTAATTACACGTTTACGTCCTTTAAAAAAGTTTAGCATTAGGTTGAACCCTTTATAGTTTCTAATGTTTCAATTTTTGCTAGTTCGTGTTCGTATGCTTCTGCGGCACGTTTTAGTCCTGCATACTTTTCTTCTTTTTCAATATCTCTACTTACAACACCTAGTACACGTTGCAGATCTTTAATAGACTGCATAACGTCTACACCACCTACTTTTAATTCACCTTCGATACAAACATCGCTATTGGTTATGCCAGTAGTATAAATTGATGAAGGATCAGTAGTAAAACTGTCGTCCCAACTAGAAGTGTTTATAGTAATACTGTTATCAGTATACAATGAGTCGCTAGTATAAATTGATTGTAAGGTATCTGTACTTGATCCAAGGTCAATTGTATATGTTTCTGTATCATCGTTCATCGCTAATCACCGTATACAAGTCTTTGCCGCTGAAGAAGTCTTTATTAAGTTTAGATACTTGTTTTGCAATACTTGGAAGGAAAGACTCGTAGTTTTCCATGTATTCAACTATCTGAGCAACAACTTTATCTTTATGATGTAAGTATGCATCATAGTCTTCAGTCCATTTGCTGTCATATTTAAATTCAGGTAATGCCATTTCACTGTAACTTAGTCTATCTGGCACCATAGGTATAGCATTAACTAATGCTCCTTCATACCAACTAATACCTAATGTTTCTTGTAGGTTAGCACTAAACACAATCTTAGCTTCGCCTAGTAAATTATGATATTCATTTTTTGTAAGTTGTTGTTCTTGACATACTACAAATTCATATTGAGGTAAACGTTGTTTTAAATCTCTAAAAATATCAACTTGTTTCTCAGGAGCAACACGATGTGGGAACAAGATCAAGTCTCGCTTTTCCATACCTTTGTAACTATCTAAACTGTTCTTTAGATATTCCATAGGCCATCCTACACGTTTCATTTTAGTTTGATCAACTACGCCCATTTCAAGTGCAAACGTTTCTGCAAACATATCCCAATGAAATTCACTTGCAAAAAAATTGTCATCGTAACATTCAAACATTGAATATTCTGCATGTCTGACCCAAGGTTTATCTCCTATAAGTCTACCTAAGAAATCTTGTGGATCATAACTGCCTGCATGCCAAAGTCCGCCAATACAAATATCAACGCCTAATAGTTCGGCCATGTAACGAAGTTGTATAACAGTAGGATTCCAAGCATCCGTGTATAGGAAATAGTCATCATCATTAATGGTTCCATTACAGAACATTTCTCCTATTTTTTCTAACTGTTTGCTTTTATAAACATTTGTACCACCGAAGTTAAGAAACGCCCCAGGTGTTGTAGCCTGAGGAGTATCTCCACCACTAACAACTTCTACTTTTTCATTCGTAGCTCGTTGCAGTTGCTTTGGAAGATGTTCTTTCCATTGTTTAGTATAGCGTGTATCAACTGCTTCAATGTCTACGATATAGATAGTCATTAGTTCCTCCGTTTGTTTATATTGTTGCGTCCTGCATTACGAGCTTTTGCACGAAGCCAGCCTTGGTATTTTTTATATGCTTCCCATACAGGTGCACCTTCTTTGTATAAGTCTTTTTCATTAAAGACTTTACCTTCAAAGCGACAGTAGTCGCGAAACTTGTCAAGATCGTCATAGATGTCCATAACTTTCGGAAAGTTCTTTGCCATTGTAGTTTTCCTTTTGATAATAGCATTTAGGGTTTTGGGTAAAAGATTTGACAGCCATTCTCTCCATCTTCGGAGACATCAATCTCAACAAAGCGGCCGGGATACTTTGCTGAAATTTGTGAATATAGATCGTCTGCGATCATTTCACACGATTTGTAATCTAGTACGAGCACCGCACCGTCGGAATCATTATAGAGCTTTTCGAGCCATCTTTTGAACTGGATGAATTCGATGTCTCTATCGTCATGGAACACTTCGATACGCACCCTGAAGTGGAAAATATGACGATGAGGATAACCAAGGAACGAAACGTCCATGTCATCACCTGTTGCAAGTTTTGGGTCATCTAGTGCCGCCGGATATTTATGAATACCTTCTTTTCTAAAGGTTACCCATATACTCTTTTGTGAGTTATTTATTGTATTTTCCATTCTATCCTCTCTCATTCTACGAAGCATGTAGTCGTAATAACGTTCTTGCATTGTTTATAGTATACTTTCATTTAATTACTTTGTCAAGTCCATATTTGCTCCAATCGGTAAATTTTTCTCTATCCAAAAGGTCATGCAAACTATGGCACCAAACACCTGGGTTAGTTGCCTTAAAATCTTTATCGTCAATCTTCAACATAGTGTTGTAGTTCCACTGTTTCACATAAGGCAATGGAATGCGTAGTTGTGGAATAAAGTTATTGTATTCTACCATAGCAGACTCTAACATACCTTCTGCATGATCAATTGGAAGATCTAATGAACAAAGATATCCTTCATCTAAGAAAGGCATTATCATTTTTTCAAAACGCTCCCAGTTACCTGCATCTGCTGGAAAGTCTGTACCAGGGTTAAATGAATGGTTAGCACCAAAAAAGATATGCTTACAATCCAATTTATTGTAGTATGTCAAAATAGTATCTACATCTTGAAGTCCATCTACAAATAATGTCTTTAAACCGTAAGCAGGAGTTTTTTCGACTTCTACACCTACAAATAAAACAGGTGTTTCTAAAACGCCATCATCATAATCTCTTTTCATATCTCTTTCAGCCTTTTCTCTAATCTATATATTTCGTCTTTGAACCATAACTTTTTGGTCTTCATCATGTTAATTTCGGAGTCAGTTGCAAACTTATTATAACGATTAATTATGCTATCGTCAAGTTCTCTATGACGTTTATATAAAATATCTAATTGATTCGCTATTTTTTCGTGTTCATCACTGTAATTGCTCATCCTCAAGTTCCCCTAACTTACTTTCTTGTTCTTCAGTATATTCGCCTGCTTCTAATTCTTCTTGTTGTGGCGTTTCTTCTACATCAAACAATGCGTTAAAATATGTACTAGAATTTACAGTCTTTTTACCAATAGCACCCCTAGTACCAGGTATGCTCATCCAGAATTTACTAAACTCTTCGATAATTGCATTTGCTTCATCTCTATTGTCTGTCATAAAGATTGCTTCGACTATGTCTTTAAAGTAGACTCTATCAAAACGTTCGTCTACTAACATCTTAGGAGTTATACCTGCATCATACTGTCTGTTTGCTTCTTGTACAGCATTAATATGACTCCATACATTGTGACCCATTTGTATTGCGTAACTAAATGAATCCCAAGATGTTTTACCTTCTTTACCTATTTTGTTTAGATCGCCGGGCTTATAGTAACATACATCATTTACAAGTAGTCCGTCAGTTACTGGACTATCCTCAAAGTTTTTAAAGATACCATCTTGTAATACAGCATCGCGGAATGTTCTAGTATCAGTTGCATATTTTTTATCATCTATACTAGGCACCATTCGATAAGTCCACTTACCTCTATCAGGTGTTTCGTTTTGAATGTATACTTGCCCATTTGCTGTAGCAAGGAAAGGACTAGCACAATCAAATGTAACCATAAAGTTTGGGTTATGATACTTACGAACAGCTCTTTGTATGTCTGTTAGTAATGTAGCCCATTCTAGTTTACTTGTACCTAAGAAGTGCATTACATCATGTACTCCTTGTTCCAGTAGTCCGTCAAATTTCAATGCAACTAGACGTTTAAGAACCAAATGTACATCACACATATTCTGACCACCCATTGCCCAGCCATTAAAATGCTTGTCTGGATATATGTTAGGATCACAATAGTCTTTCATTTGCTGATACCAATCTTCTGCATCAGCATGGTTCTCGCCTTGTAATACATTTAAGAATTTACAAGCACCTGTTCTGTGTTTCATCCAATAGTCATTGTTTATACGTGTTGCTTTTACAGCCTCATCATATGTACTAATGCCAGTGGCTTTTGCACCTTCAGGTGAACGTGCTACCCAGGCTGGAATATCAAGGACCATACCATAGTCCATATATGCATCCATCCAACGTAAAACGCCATCACGTTTCTTTTGTGCCTTTGGACAGTTAGGATCTTTCCAGTCTCCTTCCCAAACACCTTTACCAATTTGGAAACCACCTGAGTCACCAAGTATCCATGTGTTTGCTCTGTCTCTATTACGCACCATATCTTCTTTTGGAACGATCTTATTTGTATCTAAGTCAGCATGACCTGCTGAATATAGTGTCCACTTGTACGTAAACGCACCTTCTTGTTTATTAAGATAGTTTAGACTTTCTACACCATTGTTCCAATTAGCAGGTATACGAGCATCTTCAATATATGGACCTTTTACAGGATCTGGAAATCTCTGCTTGCCTACATACGTTGCATAAAAACCACTTAATGCTGGAAGAAAATGTGCATAGTCATTTTGTTCTGCTGTTAAGTCCTTACGCATATTCTACTTACTCTGTGCTGGCAAAATGTAATCGTACTTTGCTAAGCCACTGTCTACAGTAATCATCATAGCACCTTGATTGGAAATACTCATTGTAATATTACCATCTAAGTTTAAGATAGACTGTACTTGTGCTACAGGCCAACTCCAAGTATGACTTAATTCACCTTCAACAGCATGTTGGAAGATAAAACTACCTGCGTGTGTACTTGCATCACCAAAACTAAACACAAGATTACCATCAGTAGTTGTTACATTAAATGTAGGCTCTTCGGCGTGTGCAGCACTTTGTAACTTCATACGTGCAATACTTGCCATGCTTGGTTCAAATGTTACGTCCCATGATGCACCTTTAAACTTAACAGTTTTTAGTTTTTCTTCAATGATTGCTTTATTCATAAAGCGATAATCATTTTCAAAGTCTCCAGAAGCATTTTCAAAGTGAATATGTGTTGGAACAGTTTCACCATTGCGGTCTGCTTGAACTACTTCAAGTTTTGCGTTATCTTTGTATTCTGGATTCTTTAAATGCAAACTTAGTTTGTCTAAGTTAGGCATACCAAACGTTCCAATAAACTCTGATACAGGGTTATGTGTAGTTGCTGTTAAAATAACTGATCTGTCTTCTGCCATTGCATCAATAGCCGTTTCTGTTTCAGCGTTAACTTTAACCAGTGATAGAAAACCTAGTGCATGTGTGTGTGCGACTACGTCTTGTAATATATCTTTCATTTATATTCTCCTATGTTAAGTTCTATTATAAAGTATATTTAGGTTTTTGTCAAGCATTAATATTATTTCTGTCTGTCAGAAACACGTTTTCGTAGGTCGCTCGAACTAAACCTATGATCTCGTTTGTTAAAGAATATTTCAATATCACGTTTTCTACAGATATCTCTGCCAGTAAACTCTTTATCTCTATATTCTTCGCCTAGGATACGTACATGTATGGTATACATACTCAAAATATCTTCTAGGTCTTGTTCAGTTCCGTAAGGAATGATTTCGTCTACATACCCTACTGCTTTTAATTGAGTATATCGTTCAACAATAGTTTGTATAGGACAGTTCTTTTCAGGTCTGTCCATACTTGGATCAACTTGTAATCCAACAATTAAATAATCACATTGTTCTTTTGCTTCACGTAACATTTGTACATGTCCTGCATGTAATAAATCAAATGTACTACATGTAAATCCTACTCTATCCGACATCTTTATCCTCCCAGTATTTCCAAGTTTCTTGAGTTACTGGATGTGTAAATTTGTGTGAATAGTGGAAAGTGATACCACCGAATATCATTGGACACAACATTACTGCAAGTACGCCTAAAATTCCTATATCCATTAGTGCATTTCCTTTAAGTTTGTTACACATACAGCCTGTGAGCCTATAGGATAGTAACCATCAGTACTACCTAGTTCTAAAGATAAGTATTCTCTAGCCTTAAAGCACTCAACCATTGAATCAAAGCGGCCGTGTTCTTCCGCTATTGGATGACCGTGAAATGTAAGAGTGATGTATACTAATACCCATTCCATAACTAATCCTCGTAATTTTCTGCTAATTGTCTTAGCATTGCAATTAATTCTTCAATGGTATTTAGGTCTTGACTGTTGTCAGTATCTATTTCCAATTGTATATTAACTTTCATTTTATTCTCCAAAGTCAAACAAGCTATTAAATGTATTATTACGTTTAGTATCTTCTAACGGATAATCTAACACACCAATTAAGTTGTCTAACTTATTATCAATAATAGTTTCTGCCATTGCTGCATCGTCAAATGGCAAATCCTTAAACCATTCAGGAAGCCTTAGCTCATCAGTTGGATAAGCAACACTTGTATATCCTAAAGGGTTTTGTTTTAGTTTACAAACAATAACTTTCATACCATCAACAATCTCTTGCGAGTATTTGTCTCCGTTCATACGCTTTAGCGTATTCCAGTTAATGCTTGCCCGTACATGGCCTGGCATATTTGCCTTACCTTGCTTTTCTTCTAATCGCTTATAGTGACCTACTTTGTTTGCACGTTTCGGACTACCTTTCTCCCAACCAGGACGTTCACTGAATTCTTTTCTAAATACAGTAATACGTTCAAGTATTTCATCTTGAGGTACATCTGTTAGTACCATAAGTAATATTTCACTTAAGAACTCTTGCATAAACACAGGCGTATCTGATCTACGTAAGTCTAAGCCCATTGCTTTAACTTTACCTGCTTTACCGTCAATATCTGTTCTAAAGCCTTCGTTGTCAATAACTAATGCCGCATAACGCTTCTTAGTAATATACAAACCAGACTGTGCAATAATTTCACGTCCTGCAGCAATAACATCTGAACGGCTCTTTGGACAATGAAATGCTGTCATCATAAAGTCGCCAAATGTTGTATTTGCTTTTTCGCACACCTGATCCATAAGTGTAATTACATTATCTTTATCCCAAGGAATCTTTCCTGCGTCGATATCATTTTTTAAGATTGGATAAGCACTAAAGTAACAAGAGTCAGTATCACCATATATCATTGCTTCACCAACATGGTCATATGTGCCTGTAATAACTTTGTTAACTTCTGCACTCATGTGTTTAACAATAGTACGACCTGTTAGTGTTGTTGATTGACCAATACGTTTATCAAAGAACCTACAACCAGGATTAAGAATAGCACCATACAAACTGTTTAAGTTAATCTTTTTAACTAACTGTCGCTTATCCCAATATTCTGTTTCAACAGCATTACCGGCATCTTTTGCTTTCTTAAGTTGTGCTTGTAAGTCTTTACGTTCACTATACCATCTTGCAAGAATACCTGGAATAACACCTTCAAACTCTGTTGTAAAGATTGTACCATTAGCACTAAGCATCCATGGATTGTTATTGTCAAAAATAATCTTGTATAGTTCAGCACCACTAAACACTTCAGTCTGACCATTTTCAAAGTCAACAGTAAGAGCAACGTCACGTTTCTGTTCCATGACTGCTTCATATTCTTCTGTACTAAAACGTCCTTCCCAACTTCCTGCAAACGACTTTTTCTTTAAGCCCATATCTTCTTGTACACGAGCATCTGATATCTCAGGACGTATTTGTCCAATAATAGTTTCGGGTGCCATATTCAATGCACGAATTACTGACGGATACAGTGAATTCAAATCCATTGATGCAATCCATTTGTGCAATCCTTTTTTCGGAAATGCTACATATGCACCAGCGGCTTGTGTGTTTTCGTCATCTCGCTTTGGTCTGTTAGGAACTTGTAGTCCTCTGTGATGTGCTTCGTTTACAATCGCTTGTTCTGTAACAGCAACAGCACCCATTGTGGTCTGTAGCAAAACAGTATTTGCGTGTGCAAGTTCGTTACTAAGATCAATAAATCTTAGTTTTTTGTCCAACTTGTCCAGTAGTGCGGTATCTTGTATGTTCTCCTCTCT